CACAGACTTACGTTCAGTATACCACTGTAGCTACCGTCGGGTCCAGTGCCATCAGTTATTCTTTGACGAGCACAAAACCATTTCACAAGTACTCGCAAGAGTGGAACGTTGACCCCATCGCTGGTGACGACGTCAACGGCACCGGTTCTGAAGAGCAACCCTATCTCACCATTGCCAAAGCGCTCCTGTCCGCTGGTAACACTGGCGGTCGGGTTATTCTTCACCAGGGTAACTATAACGAAAATATCACCATCCCGAACCTCAACCTGGATATCACGGCGGCCAACCGCTCTGGCGCCACTATCACAGGAACAGTTACGTACACGGCTGCTTCTTCTAGTGTCCGTATCTACGGTGTGTCTTTCACCAACACCATCACCCATAGCAGTGCGGGTAGCCTTTATATTCAGGCCTACACCTCTACTTCGGCCATCAATAAAACTGGGTCCGGTTATCTTGAACTGGACGACGGCGCTCAAGATAGCGGAACTCTGAGTGTTACTGGTGCCGGCTACGTTAACATCTGGAACTCCCGGGTTGGCGGTGTCACCATCAATAATGCGGCTGCGGTCTACACCGCTCAGAATATGACTCTGTCGGGTCCTATCACGGTTACCAACGGTATAGCCCAGCTTATCTCAAACTCGGTTTTTGCTGCCACCGAGTCCAGCAATGCCATCACTGCCGCCGCTGGTACTTTTGTCTATCTGAGAAACACCAACCTGTTCACGCCTTCCGGTGTCTCTGCTCGTATGGCACTGAGCGGCAACTACTCGCTGAACGATGCCGCATTCGATCGCGCTAACTCCACGCTCGGCACAAACCTTGCTGGTGTCTTCAGGTTTGACTCGATCGACAACTTCGGCCCCTACTACGCCAACGGTTCGGCCGGAACTGCCGGTCAGATTCTGGTGTCGGCTGGAACTGGTTCCGCTCCCGTCTGGACCAGCTCTGGCACAGCTACTGCCAACTACGGATCTTTTGTTCGCACAACAACACAAACAAACACAGGCGGTGCCAGCGGTAACGCAGTTTCGTACAACACAACGTCTTCGGCAAATAACTTCTCGATTGTGAGTGGATCTCGGATCACGGCCGCTGTGGCTGGAACCTACCAGATCTTGGCCAGTTTGCAGGTTCAAAAGACTGATGGTGGCACAGACAACATCCATTTCTGGATTAAAAAGAACGGCGTCAATGAACCGAACTCTGCTTATAATCTAACTCTTGCAGGAAGCGGTGCTGCCCAGCTCGGTTACATCAACTGGGTGGTTACTCTAGCCGCTGGGGAGTATGTGGAACTGTGGTGGTACTCTGCTGACGTGAATGCTCGTCTTCTGGCAGACCCTGCTGTTGCTCCCTACCCCGCTGTGCCCGCGTCAGGGTTCATCATTCACCCGATGGGCGCGTAACTCAACTCACTGGGCACCTTCGGGTGCCCTTTCTTGTAGACGGGTAAAAGTTTACTAGTGGAACTAACCACTATACTAGGAATATGACTGACCTAATCTACTACACTTACGCATACCTCCGCGAAGACGGAACGCCTTACTACATTGGGCGTGGTAAGGGGGACAGAGCGTTTGACATCACCCATAGAATAAAAGTTCCCCCAAAGGATAGGGTTTTGTTCTTGAAGCAAAACCTTACTTACGTGGAGGCATCTGAGCACGAAATTTATATGATTGCTGTTCTGGGACGAAAAGACTTAGGTACTGGCATCCTTAGAAACTTAACGAATGGGGGTGAGGGACGACCCGGTCCAAAACCCCGAGAAGAGGTAGAGAAGATCCGTAAATCGAACACGGGGAAACGGCACACCGAAGAAACAAAGAAGAAGTTAAAAAAGGTCAAAACTGGGGTACCTGTCCATAGCAAGGAAGAGAAAGAGAAAAGGAGATTACGATGGGAGAAAAATAACCCCAATGCTTCGGGAGACTCAGTAAGGGGCAAAAAAGCATGGAATGACGGGTCCACAAACCGCTACTCAGAAATTTGCCCCGGAGAGGAATGGATTTTAGGTAAACTTGGGGAAGGGGGATTCAAGGGTAAAAGTCATTCAGATGCTCAGTGTCGTAAGTTTAGTGAAGATCGCAAAAAACGGAGGCATTGGGTGAACAAAGAAAACAAAACCAAATTCCAGGAGACTTGTCCCGGGGAAGGTTGGATCCCTGGCCGTAAATGGAGGGGGGTGTAACTTGGAGTTGCAAACAATATCTCGTATCGAGCAGTTCCTGTGCGATGCTTTGACTGCGTCCCCGCTAATACCTATTAGTGTTAACGTATTGCGTCTTGCGGATGCTATTGAAAACGAGGGTGTTATACAACAAACGAACAACATTGTGGTACGCTATACGGGCGCAACCAACGTTGTAAAAAACCGTATCCCGATGGTGTTTGAGCGGGAGTTGATGTTTGAACTCAACTTCTCTTGCCAAAACTATTTGACTTCCTCGGGACATGACTTCGCAACTCAGTTGCTAGCAGGGGCTTTTAGTACCATTAATGGCTCAGTGCCCTCTGGTGCCCATGTTCAAGTTATTGAGGCATTTGTTTGCACTACCGAACGATTTACCGGTCTTACAAATGAATCTCAATACACTTACACTCAGGAATATCGCGTTACTATTGAAGAAGCCTTACCTTATGTTGCCCTTGATCCCTGTGTTCAGCGGGGAGATTGTCGATATTTGTTCCCAGGACTAGGAGTAGAAACTCGAATGCCCCTGGGAGGGGTATTGGACGAGGCCACAGGAGATATTTATGTTCCCTCTTATTCTTGTACGCCTCAATATGTTCCCACTGAGTGCTGCAATCCTACTGACCCCAATCAACCTCCGTTAGAAGACTATGACGCTTGCTACGGCATTCGTTGGAGTAATGAGGTAACTCAGAGTGGTGACTGGGTATTTATCTGTGACTCAAATTGTGTGTTTATTGAAGATCCGTTGGGGCAACCGATATATCTGATATCCAACCGCAGTTACACTGAGGATGGACGACTGGTTGTAACCATTTTTGACGCGGAAACAAAAGAACCACTACGAGAGGTGTTCTATTGCAACACGGGCAAAAAACTAGCTCGTTACGCAATTGAACTCTGGAACAATACCGTGTTCAAGGGGGGATCCATTGGTTCCGGAGCCGTTCAAGATACAAGTTGGCTTCAAGGAGTCAACACTGGTGATTTTGCCGTTGTTCTTGGCGGTTATCAGTTCCTGTACGTTGATCCCCTTAATCCCGATGCTCCCCTACTATCTCTAGATGGCGGAGCTTTAATCGGGGTTGTTCGAGAAACATTCATTCAAACCGCAAAAGGTAGATTCTACTTTGTGGGTCAATCACCACAAGGGAAAGGGTGGATGTTGGAGGGCACTTTCGAACTCGCCGAAATCAACTCTCTTTGGAAACTTGGTTGTCTTCCCTGTTCAGGGGATACTGGTCCTATCGCTCCTTGCTAATGGCACATTCAAGCTCTCTCTGGCAAAGTTACCAGAGCGCCGTTCAATCGGGTAACATTGATTTAGCAAAACGGATTTTAAAATCCTTGCAAAACTATAAAGGTAATCCGCCTCCTCGCGGCGGTTGTGCAAAATGTAATCGGAGTTTTTACTAATGGCTGACTCAAAAGAAAAAGATGCTGTGGTGAAACAAAAAGAAAACCTCGCTCAAGAATCGTTGAGGGTTGCTATGGAGGCCATCGGTCTCCTTCAAGACCAAATGTCGGAATGTTCGACTCGCGATTTGGTGCAAATCTTTTCAGCTTCTGTGAAAGCGCACCGCGAGATTACCGAGGATATCGTGGCTCTGACCGCAAAAGAAACGCCTTCCGAAGAATCGTTGGCTAAGGAGTACGACGGGAAAGTTGAAGAGTTGCTTAAGAGGATTAGTAACTTCTGATTTACATGCTTGATATAAACCTAAAATACAAGTATGAACCCAAGAATCTACGTATACAAGATAACTTTTGAGGAAATTCCCGACTGGTATTGGGGTGTCCACAAAGAGATCAAATATGAAGAGTTTTACATGGGTTCCCCCGTAACGCATGCGTGGAAGTGGGATTTTTATACTCCTGAAAAACAAATTGTTCAACTATTTGACTATAGTCAAGAGGGATTTACAGAGGCAAAAACGCTGGAGGATCGCCTCATACTTCCGGATTTAAACAACCCTTTGTGTTTAAATGAGGCGTTGGGGGGAGCTTACTCGCTTGAGTCTTGCTCCCAAGGGGGTAAAAGGGCATCCGAAATTCTCCATTCTCGCAAAACAGAGGACGGAAAAAGTGTTCAAGCTGTGTCTGGGGGACTGGCTTCCGGGAAAGTTTGGACCCCGGAGAAAAAAGCAAGTAGTGTAAAAAATCTTAATAAAGCAAGGCAAGTTCAAAAAGATTTAAACCTTCAAATTTATGGCAGTGAGTGGGAATACCACCGTCGCAAAGGAAGGTTAACACGATTTGGCGTCAGAATCGACGGGGTTCGCATACCCGTGAAAAAGTTGTCAGAAACATTTATAGAGTATCATTTACTGTTCGGTAAACAACGTGGAGGATACATAAATTGAACACAAATAGGCCTATAATCGAGAAAGCCCACCAACTTGACGAATATTCCTCATGGCGTAAATACATCAGAGGTATTCACGAACTTACTTTACTCGAAGCTCCCGAAAGTACAGTACAAAACTATAAATACAGGGCAGCTCGCGAATGTTTTTTGGCATTTGCGGATATTATGAAAAAAGGTGACTTGCAAACAGTCGCGTTCCACGAAATAATCGCTTCCGCGTTTGAAGATCTTGCCAATAGAAGGTACAAAAGATTGATTGTATCCTGTCCACCCCGGTCCGGAAAGTCGATGCTTGCGTCCATGTTTGTTGCGTGGCTGTTGGGTAGGGATCAGATGACCCAACACATTATTGCCTCTTACGGTCAGCAGTTATCGGGCAAATTCCATAAAGACGCCATTGGTTACCTTAAGCACCCTGAGTTTTCTAAAGTTTTTCCGGAATGGAAGGGGTTCTCTAGAGACTCGAAGTATGACATGTTGGGTGGAGGATACCTTCTCCCCACATCAGTTGGAGGCGTTTTAACAGGTTTTACCGCAGGCACCACCAACATCACAAGTCCAGGGGTAGGGGCAATGATTGTCGATGACCCACTAAAGGATTCAACATCCACTGCGGCACTCGAAGCTCTGGAAAGTTGGTGGGGGGAGGCTGCAAGTACACGTCGCACCAACAACTGGTGTCAAATGGTTATTGCTACAAGATTCCATCAACATGACTTGCATGGGGTGCTGCTGGAAGCGGACGGTGTTTATGACGAGGAAGAGAATCCTAATGGTTGGCGTTGGGTGAATATTGCCGGTTTGATTGAGACCGCAGAACAAAAAGAACAAGATCCCTTAGAACGTGATCTTGGCGAAAGCCACTGGCCAAGCAACACCGCATTTACTGTGGATATGCTCATGGCCCAGAAAAAAACCATGGGTTCGTTTGCATTTGCCGCTCTTTATCAGGGTAATCCTGTCGCGGCGGAAGGGCAAATTATCAAGGATAGTTGGATTTGCAGGATGCAACCGGATCCATACATAACCTACGACCTTACTTGGCTCGCTGTTGACTGTGCTTTCTCTGAAAAAGAGCTGGCGGACGAGACAGCAATTTGTGTTGCCTCAATATCTCATAGAACTCCTGGCATTGTTTACATTCGGGAGATAATAACAGGAAGGTTAGGCTTCCCTGACCTTATTGCCAAAGTAAAACATTTGTATTTATTCTATGGTGCTCGTGTTCTCTGCATCGAAAAAGCAGCTTCCGGACAGTCTCTGATCCAGATGTTAAAGAAAGAGGCAAAGATTCCCATTGAAGAAATGAAACCGTTGAAGTCAAAGACAGTTCGTTTGCAGGCGGTTGCTCCGTTGATGGAGTTTGCACGGGTGAAGTTTATTGAGGGCGAATGGATTGACCCGTTCATAAAAGAACTGACAACATTCCCATTTGTGAAACACGATGACCGGACTGATGCTTTTACGTGGGCGTTGACGTACTTTTCAATGAAGCTAGATACGGTTGACCGGGGTATACAGGACGCTGTTATTCAAAATAAACGATTCTTTGGGGAGTTAACCAGGCCAGGATTTGGGAACAAAAACGCCTTCCCCAACTTGACCAGCAAAAGGTTACGTTTATTTCCTGCGGATAATGCCTACAATGACCCTGACTACGACGCTGTAAGCGGCGAAGCAGACCCCCGCTCCTCTTTTGTCAGGGGGATACGTGGCGGTAAAAGAAATATTGGATATGACACCGACTTATAGTGGTGATTGGTAACCACCACGATGATAAAATAAAAGTTGCTGTTGTTCACAACAGATTACCATGACTAAAAAAGTTGATACCGTACCTGCTATGATGCAGGAAGATTTCGGAACTGTAGTATTGGCAACTTCGCCAATAGCTGACAAGTATTTGCAAAAATCTAAAACAAAACAATACTCCGTTCCCGAAGATCGTTACTCTCGCCCCTGCGGGGGTAAAGGAGGATTTGATGATTTTGTGGAGCGTTGGCATGAGTGAAAACGGGTAAAACCCCTTAGTACTGAGGCAGACCCCAATGACTCAGGATTTTACTCACGGGGGTGATTCCTATGTAAGGATTTATAGCAGCGAAGCATACCATGTATCCACCGACTGTATCACCCCTATTCACATGCTCACCAGTAAAGAGAAGCGCACTAAGCGCCGTGCTGAAAATGCCCAGATGTTAGAACAATCCTACTCAAAAGGTATGGATGTTCAACCACCTAAGTTCCTGACACGGAAACAGGAGGAACTCTGGAACACTCTTAAAACAAACACGGTAACTCTAGCTCACGGTTGCGCTGGCACAGGCAAAACTCTTATCGCCCTGCATTATGGGTTGTTTGGAATCGCTCAAGGACAGTTTGACAAAGTTTATTACGTTCGAAGCGATGTTGGCGTTGAGTTTCAACGCGGTAGAGGAGCCCTTCCTGGCGACCTTTCCGAAAAGATTGCCCCACTGATTGCCCCTGTGCTCGATAATCTCCCTTGCATCATGCACTCGCATGGCGCTGGCGAGTATTTACTTAAGAAAAAAATCATCGAACCTGTTCTCCTAGAAGACATCCGAGGTAGGTCCCTAAACGAAGCATTCATTATTGTTGATGAAGCGCAGAACTTTTTACCTTCGCAAATCAAAACCGTGCTCACTCGTGTAGGAAAAGATTCTAAAATCCTACTCATTGGTGACACCAAACAGACCGACATGGAAGTTTTCCGCAGGGAAAACGGGCTTGTAGACGCTATTTATCGACTTCGTCAACTTTCCGAGGTTGGTATTGTGGAGTTTCAAAAAGAAGATATCGTGCGTAACTCAGTTATTGCACACATACTTGATAGATACGACGATTAAAATGAAAGCGAAGCATTGCTCAAACGAAACGGTTTCAAACAACTTCACCGAAGTAGGGGGCGATGCTTCCTTTTTTGACTTTGCCATGGGAGACGGACTTGTCACCGTCGCCGAGAAAAACGCGGCTGAAAGAGGTGCAGCAGCTCGAGGTACCTATGGCGCAAAACAAAAACGGTGCAGGCAGGGCAAATCTTGCGGCGGTGCTTGCATTTTTTATCGAAAAGATTGCGTGTTGGCTTTAGACCCGACGGTGTCAACGTCTATAAATTCAGTTAGAAGTTATTTAGTAAGGGAGATGAAGAAAGGAAATATATCCGAACGTGAAGCGCATAGGATGTTCCTTCAAAAGACGGGGTTAGAGAAAGTACGAGAAAAAGAAAAAGGTCAGGATAAGGGGGTCTCTCGAGCTCAACTCGGTGTGCCTAAGTCAGAAGCAACATTTGAAAAAGATAAAAAAACTGGAAAGGATAAACTCTCTATGGAGAGTGAAAGAAAAATTGACATGGGTGTCAGGAGTAAAGTAAAAGAAGTTACGGGTCATTTGAGAGAACAGCGTGAAGCTATGCGTGAAGGGCTTTCTAAGCTCAGGGAAGAAGTCCCCAATTATGCAGAAAGGAGTAAAATCATTCGCGACACGGCCAAAGATATTTTTGATCACACCTATGGGCAACAGGCCGCCCCACGAACAACCGTGGAGGAAATAAATGCTATGGCCTCACCTGCCTCTCAAAAACGAATTGCAGGAATGCAGGAGGTAATGACAAAATTGCAATCTGGAAAAATGACAGTAGAGCAGTATAATAACGAAATGGCAGAAGCAAAAAATCTGGGAATCCCTCGAACCAAGGTGTCAGATGGACAGCTCCTGATTGGGGAAGCCTTGCTTTCCCCTCAAGCTCGTACCTATATGTTGAATGCCGGTAAAGTAACCACCCCTAATATTTATGAAAGTAATTTCCCCTCTTCTCGAGCCGTTCCGGCGGGAGAGGGTATTGCTAAAACGGGGGAAGAAAAAAGCCGATGGTTGCGCTCCAATTTGCGGGAATCCATGGAGACCAAGTTCACAGATATTTATACCGGAAAACCCGTCAACATCTTAAGGTCGGACTTAGAGCACCTCGTTCCTGAAAAAGTGTCAAAAGAATTTGGCGTAGCAAACGTTGGTGGGAATAAATCTTTTACATCGTCACAAATCAATCAAGCCAAGTCAGCCAGCCCTATTGATTTCCTTTCAGTAAAAAACCCCAACGGATTTTTCAAAGGTCTAGAATTTGACGAAAATGGAAAAGTAACAAAAGAGAGCTACGACGCTAAATACTCATCCAAAATGGGGAAAGAAGGAATTCTTCAACAAATCCAGCAAAAAAGTATCCCAGTATCCACCATTCTTACGTCAATTGCTGCCATTCCGGCTAAAGATTTGACAGCCAAAGATCGATCTTCGTTAATCTCTCACGTTGTAAGAACTTGGACAAATGCCCCTGGTGGAGTCACCATTGGACCTACAGGTAGAGGTCAAGTAAGTTTTAGGTGGTACGGTAATAAAGATCAAGGGTGGGAAGCAACCAAAGCAAAAAACATCGGAGAAAAAATGGCGTCGGCAATCGGTAAGTGGGAAAAACAAGGGGATGCGGGGTCCAAGAAATTAATGGAATTAACTGGTAGACTTAATAACATACAGCAGCGTCTACTTGCGGTTAACGACATGAATTTTAATGGAGTACCGGTTCGACAGCAAGCTATATCTGGTCCCGTTAGGGAGTTTGTTAACAATCAGTTTAAACAAATTCTCGGTGGAGAAGAAAGCAGCCTTCTATCCTTTCTGGAGTAAAATGAGAAAAGACACCCGTTTCCGTCGCCCTGATCGGAATGAAATCGAATCAAAACTACCGCCCGGAACATTGAAAGATGCACAAGCACTGGGTATCTGGAATATGATGCTTCAGTGTGATGACCCCTCGGACGTTGCTCACAAATATCGTTCCTACCGGGATAGCTCTTATTGTTCTGTACCTCGAGAAAACCTCCGAGCGATGCGAGACACGATGATTACCGCAATGAGGGAAGCAAATCGCAATGATTCTAACCCCCGTAAAGAGAAAAAAGCCGGGGTTCATTACCACACTCATCCCGACGGTTGGATGCCAAAACGGACTGGAGCTTAACATGGACGTAAAAGAAGAAATTAAACGGCACCGCTTACCTTGCGGTCCTTTAACCGTATCAATCGACGGCATTTGTCGTCGGCGCCTTCGTGATCATTTTGACGTGCTGCTTGACCGTCTAACTCACGAAACACACCCAGAAGGCGTTGATAAGGAGATTCTGGATATGGAAGAGGAGGCGGAAATACCAGAGGTGCAAGAACCCGAAGAAACGGATAAGGAGAAAAAAGAGCGCCTTATCAAAGAGGGCAAACTAAAAGCAGAGGTAAAGCACGAAGTTGAGAAGCATAAGGCAAAACTTCAAGGCAACTCAAAGTTATTACAACGAACGGACGGGAAGATAGAAAAGCGTTGAGCGCTATCGCGCTTTTTATCTTGGGCGCCTTACGGCGCCTCCGGCGTTGTAAAACTTTACATTGCCGGGTGGGTAAAACCGATAGGGAGTAAGTTAGTTATTAGCGTCTCTAACCGCTACTCCCATAAAAGACGCTAAACTTTTATGAAAAATCAGTTTTACACCTACGCTTATTTGCGTGAGGATGGGACGCCCTATTACATCGGAAAGGGAAAAGGTGATAGGGCATTTAGGAAAAGAAAAGGGGAGATAAAAGTCCCATCGAGGGAGAGAATTCTAATATTAAAGAGAAACCTTACGGAGAGGGAGGCATTTGACCACGAAAGGTATATGATTTTTATACTGGGGAGGAAAAATAATGGGACTGGAATTTTACGAAATCTGACTGATGGTGGAGAAGGAACCGCTGGAAAGATACTTACGCCGGAGCATATTTACCAGAGGCAAAAAACAAGAGGAGAGTACCCCCGTGGAGAAGAACACCCACATTACGGAAAAAAACATTCCTCGGAGACCCGAGTAAAGATAAAGGAAGCGAGAGCAAAACAAACCAATGTGGGGGGAGGGTGTAAGCATCCGTGGTGGGTTAAGGAGGATGGCACTCGCACCAGGGCGCTGGAATGTCCGGGAGAGGGGTTGCAAAGGGGAATGGTGTGGGACCCAAGAGGGAAGCGAGATGGGAAGAATAGGAGGTGGGTGAATAAAAAAGGTGAAAAAAGAAGGTCTCCCATCTGCCCTGGAGAGGGATGGCAAAATGGGACCAAATGGAAGGACTGAAAAGTCCGGGAGGCGCCCGTAGGGCGCCAGATAGAAAACGCCCCGTAAGGGGCAACCCGGCAACACGCATCGGGTAAAAGTTGTAAAACCTTTATCACTATGGATAAACAAACTGGACCAAGCGGACGTGTGGGCGGCGATTTCAATTTTGACGCTTTGGAAGCATTCAGAAACGCCTACGCACAGCAACTTGCCACACCTGACCAGGAATCTGTAGCAAATAACTCCGGACTACCTACCAATGTTATCCCAAACACTTCCCCTTGGTTTGAACACGTCGGGATGTGGAAGGCACACGACGGGAGGAGTTTGGACTACAAGAGGGCAACTCCCTTTAACCCCAACGCTTACCTTTCCGGAGAAGTTATCGACGGGGACGAAGAGATTGAGAGTATGAGTGAAGAAGAAGTTGAGAATCTGATCAATGAGATTGCAGGGTCAGACTCTGGAGAACTGGAAGATGAACAGGGGTAAAAGTATTTATCGAACCGTAGTTGCACCATGCAGTTAGCTGCTCCCAGACCGGTCGTTCCTCTGGAAAAACTCGAGCTGGACTCTGATAATACCCGT